ACACACGCATCAGGCAAACCCGCGCCACGAGACTGCGCCAGCTTGTGCAGCACGCGGCGCAGCATTTTCATGGCGCAACCGTAATGGTGACCACGGGCGTGGGGCCGAAAGGCCCATTTGTGTCTAGAGCCGAGGTCAAGTTATTCGAAGCATCAAAAACTAATCTCTGCCTGAGGGAAGCAACGGGAGTCATTGTCACGTCCCCGGCCACGCCGTTTGTAACTATTGTCTGCCATCTCCAAGTTTGATTGATAGTTAGGTACGAAGGAAGTTCTTCTTCAGTGAGGTCGCAGCTCACCTTAAAGGCCGAAGTTTGCCTTTCTACTCCAACGTGTCCGTACAAAAGGCACTGCGTTGCATTAAGTTTTGCAGACCAAATATCCAACAGATTTGGTGTGGGAAATAGTGTTGAACTCATATTCCATTGTTGCCCATTCCCGTCAGTGTATTTGCCTTGAACCCATGAATCGGGCATGAGGTACCTATTGCACGCAAAAACCTCTACCAAAGTAAAGGGCCAGCAGCCATAGGAGCCGTCGATTATTGATGTTGAGCGAAAATAGTTCCATGCCCAAAAGCCTGTAGCTTGGTTGGCTAGAACAATACCATCTGAAATTTCGTCTCTGTATCCTGGGTAGATGCTGCCACCAAAGCACGACACGTCTAAAACAAGCGTCCAATTAACTATAGAGAACGGAACACGACTTGTGCCCACAAGCAAATAGCAAGGATCGGGCAGACAGCACGGACACGCCATTACGGCACCCGCAGTCGTAAGTAGGTGGCGGTCGCTGTCTGCTGGACGAACACCGCCGTGGCGGTCGCACTCACGACCGTGATGCTTGAAGTCGCCAGAGTTTTTCCGACTGATATCGTGCAGCTAGTAGTGTTGAGGGCAGCGGTAATATCCACACCGGTGACGATTACCTGCGATGCCGTCCCGGAGCAGAAAGTTCGCTGCTGCGTCTGCGTCACAAACACCGCCGTCTGTGCCTGCAGCACCGGCACCACCAACCACCACGACGTGCCTTCCTTGCCGACGATGCAGTTCTCAGCCGCAGTGTGATTGTGCGTGATCGGCCACGACAGATTCGTCACAGTCTGCGTGGCAGTTGGTGCGTACTTAAACGTCACCACCTTGCTGGCGTTGATGGCCCATGAGCCGGTGAACGTCGCGGCCCTCACCTGCTTTGGCATCCGCTCTGGGACGCGTGCATCAAACGTCAGCGGCCTGCCCTGCGGCGTCGCCAGCTCTGCTGCACGCACTACGTCCGCAATCCGCTCTGCGGACTCCAGCGTAAACTGCACGGCGTCTGTGGGCTTGCGTGCCATTAGGGAGCAGAGCCGAAAAAGTTAGTGAACGCTCGCGCCAGATTGACGCGACGGTCAAGGATCGCCGGTAGCCCTGCCACTTGCTGTCCGCTGGACAACGGCATCGGCGTCGGGCTCGCCACCCACTCAGCGTTTTTCTCGTCGAACACCATGCACCGCCGCTTCTCGCCACCGACTAGAAAGTTCCAGCCCACGTCGGGGATTTTCAGCACCCATCCCGTCTGGCGGTATGTCAGTTTCCACTCTGCCGCCCAGTAGGTGTATGTGGTCACGCCGATGACTTCGGTGGCCTTCGCCACGTTGGCCGCAGTCATTTTCCACGCATACGCCGCCGCTCCGAGAAAGCCGTCCGAGTTCACTGAGTTTGCCGCCTGCACTTGGTCAGATGGAAACGCTTGATAGTTTGTTTTGACCGTGGCCGTGATCATGCTTTCGTCAGTAACAAGCCCTTGCAGATAGTCATTGGCTGAGTTGACCAGCGGGCGAAGCGTGTCCCCGTCGTAGTACGAAAGTGCCGCGATCTGGCTGGGCTGCCCCTCGAACGTCCACACGGATGCACGACTCCACGGCACCAGCAGTTCTTCGGCATCGACGACGGTGTACTCAGCAACCACCTCGACGTGATACGGCGAGTCGCCGAATCGCTCGTTGATCGTGACCTTGCGTAGGCCGTAGGCCGACAGGGTCGGGTGAGCCGAGCCATAGCCACCGGGCACGCACGCCGTGGAAATCTCCGTCTCGGTCGGCGGATTGCCCTCAAGCGTGTTGTCCGAGAGCACGCACGCGAAGCGGCGGATCGCACGCTGCGTGCCGCCCAACTCTTCCTCGACGGTGCGTGCCAGTTCGATGGCAGAGACGACGCCCACTAGTTGATGCCTCCGATGCGGGCCGCACCGACAATGGCGACCGGCTGGTTGAAGTAGTTGGCCGCCGCTTGGCCGATTCCCACGGCAATCTTCTCGAGCAGCTTGGTCTGGAGCCGCTGCTGGATCATCGCCGGGTCTTGGGCTGATGCGGCAAGGTCAGTCACCAGCGTGGCACCTTCGACGGTGCGGATGTCGGTCGCCTTGATGGACTGCTGGCCCAGCGTGTTGAGTTTGCGGATTCGCTCTTCCTGGCGGGCGGCCTCGGCCTCGATGGCTTTCCGTCGCTCCTCTTGGATGCGGGCCTGCTCTTGGGCGTAGGCTTGCTGGGCTTGTTGCTGCTGTTGTGCAAACGCCTCTTGGGCTTTTAGCTGCTGGTCAGCGTAGGCTTGCTGCTCGGCGATGGCTTTCTCTTGCAGCGACTTCTCAAAGGCTACGCGATCCTCGGCGGCTTGCGTGCGGGCCTTCTCAGCCTCTTCGATGTTCTTGAGCTCGTTGTTGAACAGGTCTTGCTGGCGTTGCACCTCTTGATTGAACGCCTCTTGATTCAAGATCCCAGCCCGTGCCTGCTCCTGGGCAGCGGCGATACCTTCCTGCAGACGAACGGCAGCATCAAACCCGGCCTGTCCAAACTCTTGCGACTTGGTGATCAGCCCGCTTATGCCGTTGTCGACAGCGGCAAACGCCGCCTGAAAGCCTTGGCCGAATCCCTGCTCTAGTGCCTGCTGCTGCTCCTCAAGCTTGGCCTGCAGTTGATCTAGTTCTGCCTGACGTGCGGCGGCGGCATCCGCCTGGGCCACGTTGTCGGCAGCACGAGCGGCGGCCAGTTGCTCCGACACACGGGCCTGCTCACGCTGGACGGTCAGCAAGTCCTGCTCAAGTCGGGCCGCTTCGTCGTTGGATTGCAGGAGTTGGTCTAGCCGTTCCCGGTCGCCGTCAATCAGTTTTCTCTGCTCGGCCTCGGCTTGCTTCAGCTTGTCGATCTGCGTGTCGTATTCGGCGTTGGCGGCGGCCACTCCGCGACGCAGAGTCTCTTCGTTGATGAATCCGTTTTCAAACTGTTGCCCAAGTTCTTGGATCTTCGTTTGAAACTGCAACGCAGCATCGAAGCCAGCCTGGCCAAACTGCTGGGCTCCGTTAATGGCTTTGTTGATCTCTTCGTTCAGGCCCGCCAGTGTTTTCTGGGCGTCGGCCTCAATCTGAATCTCTAGCTTGTTGTCCTGCTCAATCCTTTCGAGCTCTTGCTTGAAAGCCTCGCCAGCCTTTGCTGCTTCACGCCGGAACGTCTCCTCATTGAAGAGCCCGGCGTCTAGTTGTTCCTTGAGTCGAGCGATAGCGTTCTGATATTCCAGTGCGGCGTCGAACCCTGCTGCACCAAAACGCACCGAGTCGTCGATTGCCTGACTGACGCCGCTGTTGATTCCTTGCAGCGTCTTCTCAAACTCCTTAGCAAACCCGGCCTCGAGCGGCTCTTCCATCTCCGCACGAAGCTCACCCACGGCAGCCGCCGTTTTTTGATTGCTTCCCGTGAGGTAGTCGAACAGGCCGTTTACTGCCGCCAGCCCATCACTGAGCACCCCGAATGCAAACCCGAGCCCATCCAGTACAGGTGTGAGAACGAGCCCGATGGCCTGTGCCAGCCTCGTTACCGTGCCAATGAAGTCGGCAAACAGATTTGCAACTCCGTCGACGATTCCCGCAAACGGCAGCAGCGTCGATTGCCCCAGCCCGGCCAGCGATGTCTTGACGTTGTCGAAGGCTTGGCCAAGAGATCCAATTCTGTCTCGGTCAATCTCGCTAATCGTTGCCGAGAACCTTCGCAGAGCCTCTTCGCTTTCGCCGATGGCATTAAACCCTGGCAGCAGCGTCAGGCCAGCCTTGCCAAGCGTCTCGGTGGCCAATGCTGCACGCAGGGCGGGATCTTCGATGCCTTGCAATGCGGCGGCCGTCTTCTCTGCCAGTGCCGCCGGGTCTAGGTCAATCAGCTCCTGCTGAGAAATGCCAAGTTTTGCAAAGGCTTCTGCGGCCTTGCCCGTGCCGCTTCGAGCCTCGTTGATGTTCACGGCCAGCTTCTGGATGCCAGCGGCCAGAGAATCAATCGACACTCCGCTTCGCTTTGCCGCTTCGTCAAGGATCTGGATTGTCTCAAAGTCGGTGCCGAGCCGCAGGGCAGTGTTGCCCAGCTGTTCGACTCTGCCTTCAAGGTCTGCGAGTCCGCGAGTGATAGCAGTGGCAGCGGCACCAAACGCGGCAAAAGACGCAATCCCAATGTTTAGCGGCGTTGCCAGTGCCGCAAGCTGCGAAGAAACGCTTCGCACACCAGCAGCCACGCCACCAGAGAAGACCCTATTTAGCCCTTCGGCCGCAGACGATAGGCCAGAGAACCGGCCCGCAATACTGCCGAGCGGCCCAGGCAGTGCCGCAAGGATGCCGCTAATCTCGTTGAACTTGAGACCCGCCGCAGCGGCACGGCCCGTCTCGTCTGCGAACGTGTCAGCAGATCCGGCGGCACGCTTCAGAGAATCGTCTGCCTTAGCGACGGCCCTGGCGTACGTCTCCTCAGTGATTGCGTTCTTGCCAAGCAGTGCATCAAGTCTCTGTATCTCGTCTGCGTGCCGCTCCTGTGCCGTGCGTACCTGCTCGGTGACTCTGGCCCCGTCCGCAAAAGCGTCGGCAGTTTCCCGCACCTCTCTCTGTAGGGCTGCGTACTGGTCAGCGTAGGCCGTGGCGTCCAGCCCGCTTTCAAGCTGCTTGGCGAGGGCGGCGAACTTTTGATTGAACTGTTCTTGCGTGGCAGCTGCGGCAGCGTTCGTTTTCGTGAACTGGTCAAAGACTGACGTGGTCTTCTCGGCAGCCTTGCCGAGATTCTCTAACGCCCGCTCGGCAGGCGTGAGGCTCTTCACGACGCCAGAAGCGTCAGCGGAAACCTTCATCGCAAGTGAGAGGATGTTGGCCATGGCTATTCAAACATCGCCGAGAGTTTCGCCAACTCTCTGGCCATCTCCTCAGTGGTCTGCGGTGGTTTCTCTATCGGTACGAAATCGGATGCCTTCGCTGCCTTGCCTCGCTCGCTGTACGGTGCCAGCACAGCACTCGTGAGCAGGCCCGTCTGCTGCCATGGATCAGGCAGGGCGTGAAAGTAGCGGGTGAAGGCCACCCACTCCGACAGCTCCTGCGAGTCCATGCGACGGGACAACTCCCGAACGGTCATGCCCAAGTGCCCGGCGAGGCGAAAGAGAAACCTTCGCATCGGCCGGGTCTTCAGTTTTTTGCGAGCTCCTCCACGTCGTCGGCGGTCATGTTGTTGTGCTTCATGGCCTTGTCGAACAACTTCGACACGACGGCCGATGACTTCTTTGCCAGCTGCTCAATACC